CATAGACATTGGCACCACGACCACGGCCTAATGTGTAAAACATTGCTTGATCGTTTTCGTGTTCTACAAAAGAAATCTCAAAGAAGTTTTGCACCAGAGGCACATATATTAAATCACCTTCTTGAGGTCTACTTTGCGGTACTGTTGCAGCAAATCTTCTACGAGAGATTAATAATGTTATTTCATCACGAATTTCTAAGCCAAATTTAGAAATAAAATCTTGTTCACCGTCCATGCCGGTAACATTTTCCAAATACAACTCAATTGGATATGCAGAAGTATATTGTTTATTTGAATCTTCACCATAGATATAATCTACTACATCTCCACTAGACCTAGGGAGGTAGAACACATCCATGCCATAAATTTTTAAGGCTTCAATCAATAAATCTTCAACGAGCAGTTGCTCGGAAGTTATCTGATTGAGTGGAAATGGATTAAAATAAACATTTGTTGCCATTATTAACCAGTCAAAATCTCACTTGGCAAACTACTCATTGTGTACATTTCTTCTTCAATTTTATCTAATTCTGCTTGTGCTTCTTGCATAATTCTTACACCATCAAGTGTAACACCGCCAGGCATTTGTATGCCAGCAAACTTACTTAGGTTGCTGCCCCATTGATATTTGATTTTAGCCGTGGCATATTTTTTTAAGAATCTATCATTCCAAACATCAGATAAACCAGTCTTAACTAACGACACAGATGTTTTGTTGGATGAAACCGGACTATACAGAGTTAATTCTGTTGGTGATAAGATGTGTCTAACTTGTTTTTCTTCACCACCAATAACAATCACATCATTTTCTAAAATTTCTCGGTCAAATACTGTGGCAGTACCAGTCACAGTATTAGATGTGTTGGTACAAGTAACTGTACCAGTTAATGTAACTGAATCTGGTTGTAACTGGCGGTAACACTCAACAATTACATACTCACCAACTTCACGGTCACTTGACCAATCAATGTCCAAGAACAATTTGTTTTGGTGACGATTGAATCTAAATTGTGGCTTACCAGAGAACAACAAGTTCAATGTTTGAATATGTTGCATTGTCATCTCATATGACACATATGACACCGATGTAAAGTCATATAAATCGTGCAAGCGTAATTGATAGCGCAAGTCAAACATATTGATTGATGAATTAGAATCATCAAATGGAAATACATTTGTTACAAAAGTTACAGCATCTGGACAATGGATCCAACGGCGATCAATATCTTCCTGAGTAATGCGGTGCTTCATAAAAATCTTTTCTGTACCATCATAGTGGTAATCATTAAAGAATGCAAGCGCATCATCAATACGATCATCAACTTGGTCATCATCAACATTAATATCGATGACAGGAAAACCTAGTCTACGTAGGCAGTAAGTCTTAAACTCAGCTCTTGTGGTTGGTTTTGCCATATTTTATCCTAAAGCAATTGAGAAAGCAATCGCACTTGAATCTACAACTGGGAATGTTGATACTGAAGTTACACGACCATTTGCTGCAACAGATACAACACCATAATGTGTTGCATTACCATAAGTTCCTGCAGCTACAGATATATTCGTAAAGTCATGGTTAGGCCGTTCGATAACAATATTACCAACCATGCCACCATGAACTTGACACTGGTAAACATAAGTATTTCCTGCTAACTCAGCTGGAACTTTCCAATAAAGTGTGCCTGCCACTTGGCCTTGAGCACTAGATCCTGTTGTGACAGTGCCTGTGGTTGTTACATGAGTAAGACCATTACTGTAATTAGAACCACCATTTGAAACACGAATTAAAAATGGATGACCTGTTACATTCAAATTAAAAGCAAGAGTTTCACCAGCTCGTATGTAAAGTTCTGGATTATTTCCTGTGTATTGATCAAACAAATAAGCGCTTGCACCTGAATTTGTTACATCTAAACGAGTAACTGAAGGTAAGTAAACCGAGTTTGCTTGAGTAAAGGCAGCCGCTATAGAATTATTTTGAGTTGCGTCAGTAGCGGCTGAAAGAGTAGCAGCTGAATTGGCAGCTAAGAAAGCAGCCGTTATAGAATTATTTTGAGTCGCATCAGTTGCAGCTGATAAGGTAGCAGCTGAATTGGCAGCAAGGAAAGCGGCATCACCAGTATTCTGTGCATTGGTGATACTAGTATTTTGTGTTGCATCGGTAGCAGCTGATAATGTAGCAGCTGAGTTGGCAGCTAAGAAAGCAGCTGCAGCCGTATTTGTTACCGATGTAATGTTAGCATTTTGTGTTGCATCGGTAGCAGCTGATAATGTAGCAGCTGAGTTGGCAGCTAAGAAAGCAGCTGTAACAACAGATTCATCAGCAAGGAAATAAGCACCAGTTAGCGAGCCACTATTTGCTTGCCATTTACCAGAAGACTCAATCCACAATAGTGATGAGTTTGCGAATGTATTTCCACGATTAACTTCAATACCGGCATTTTCTGTTGGTGTTAATGAAGTTGGTGTCTCTGAATTAAGGGTGATAATATTATCACCAAGTTGAACAGATATGGTATTTGCATATGTTGTTTGGCCACTAATTGTTAAGTTACCTGTAACAACTAAGTCGCCTGTAATTGTACCACCTGCATTTGCACTAATAGAATTATTAGCTCTAGTAAAAGCAGCTGCTATGGAATTATTCTGTGTTGCATCGGTAGCATCCGATAATGTAGCCGCTGTATTGGCTGCTAAGAAAGCAGCATCGGCTGTATTCTGTGCATTGGTAATATTAGTATTCTGAGTCGCATCGGTAGCAGCTGATAAGGTAGCAGCTGAATTGGCTGCTAAGAAAGCACCATTAGCGTAGATAGAAGCATTGCCAGCATTTAATACGGCAGTATTGGCCTGTGTAAAAGCAGCTGCAATACTATTGTTCTGTGTTGCATCAGTCGCATCTGATAGTGTAGCAGCTGTATTAGCCGCCAAGAAAGCAGCCGTTGCAGTATTTGTTACCAATGTAATGTTGGCGTTTTGAGTTGCGTCAGTAGCATCCGATAATGTAGCCGCTGTATTGGCTGCTAAGAAAGCAGCATTAGCATAACTACTAGCAGCTGCTGCATTTGTAACACCAGTATTTGCTTGAGTAAAGGCGGCTGCTATACTATTGTTTTGTGTTAGATCGGTAGCCTCTGATAGTGTAGCAGCTGAATTAGCTAAAACTCTAGCAACATTATCAATTGCAGCTCCGCCAGATATAGTATTTGCAAAAGCAAAAGATGCATTAGCATGAATAAATGCAGCGTTAGCATATACACCAGAAGAATTAGCAGCAATAAATGAAGCTGTTATGCTAGTGTTTTGTGTTAGGTCGGTAGCATCTGATAGTGTAACAGCTGAATTGGCTGCTAAGAAAGCGGCCGCTATGGAATTGTTTTGAGTTGCATCAGTAGCTGCTGATAAAGTGGCTGCTGAATTGGCTGCATTAAATGCTGCTTGAGAAAAAGCTTGATTCGCAGATAAAGCACTCTCTCTAGCTAAAGGAATACCACCCGCAGTTACCCCATCATGGACAACTAATGTTTTTTTGTCGGTATCTACAGTAATCTCAGCAATAGCGCCAGTAAAGGCTGCTGTCTGTATTGTATTACCTTTTCGTATTTGGACTTGTGTTGACATAATTGTATTTATAGTGTTCCGTAATCAATGCTGTAAAAAATTGCTTCTGAAACAAAACCATAGTCAACAGTCAGGCCTTGAGCACCTGGAGTTCCAGCAATTGTTATTGTTTTTGTTATCGAATTAGCGTATACAACAACACCAGACTCACCAACAAAATTCAGTTGTGCATTTGCGGTAGCCGCATTGGCGTATGTGTTATTGTTTGCGGTATAGATGACACCAAAACTGTTCGCCCCTGTTGTGCCTGAACCTGCATTTGCAGTAAATTGTTTTGAACCATCTGAGAACTGAATGAACCCTGTATTAGCTACAAAGTTATTCGCATAGACTGTATTAGCGCCAGTAATATTACCAAAAGCGCCAGTCGTAATGAATGATGTAGCAGTAATATCACCTGTTACAGTACCACCAGTATTTGCATTTAGAGAATTGTTTGCTCTTGTATATGCGGCATTAGCTTGACTAAACGCAGCTGTAATATTAGTATTCTGTGTGGTATTAGTGGCCAATATTGTTGCAATATTGGCGTTAGCGGTTGTTACATATGTTTGTAGTAAACTTATGTTCGCATTGGCACTAGTAACAAAAGTCTGTATT